CTTCTAGGAGTTGAGTGGAATGTTGGACGATCTGGTGTGGTAGCTCCTACTGCTATTTTAGAGCCTGTGTTAGTCGGAGACGCGACAGTTTCCAGAGCCACCCTACATAATATGGCTTATATTGAGGCCCTTAGATTAGAGATTGGATGTTATGTCGAAGTTATTAGATCAGGTGAAATCATTCCTAGAATCATTAAACGTGTGGAGAACTATTCGCCTACTTCGTAGAGAAGTAGAACATCTACGTTTAATGGATAAAGTTAGTTCTAGGGCCTTGAGCGAAGCTCATATTGAAATAAGGAAATTACGTAATGTCTGACGGATTTTACATTATGATTTGGGATGGTTGGGGCTCTGGACTTAACACAGTAAACCCACAACTTATGCCTTTGGGGGGTAAGGATCTATACGGGTATCCACGATATTGGTGTCAGTTTGATCTTACTGATGATGAAATAATTCAAAAGTATAACCTAGAAGGCGAACACTTTAAGATTATTCGATGAATATAGGTAAAACACACAAGGAATATGAATTAGAACTTCTAGATAAAGAACTAGATTATGTTCCTTTAGAAAATTACAACGGTGCTAAAACTCCTATACTACATGAATGTTTTAATGGGCATAAAATTAAGAGAACTCCTACTTCCATACTGCAAGGTACCAAGTGTGTAACTTGCGACCAAGAGCACAGAGTAGCAGATTACATATTAAAACTAGCAAAAATCAATAAAGAGTTAGAGGTTTTAGAGCCTTATGTTGATTCTAAGACAGCCATACTACATAAACACACCGTCTGTGGGTACGAATGGCTTATAAGACCAGATGGCATATTATACTATAATTATGGATGCCCTCAATGTAGTAAGCATGCTAGCCCTATGTCTAACGATGATTATTTGAAGAAACTAAATGATTTAGGCATTTTAAATGTACCTTTAGATACATACATAAATTATTCAACCCCTATTTTACATAAATGTTACTCTTGTAATAATGAATGGAATGTAAGTCCTGCGCATATTATAGAAGGAAAAGGTTGTTCATTATGTAATAGAGTTGGGATATATAATAGTAAATATTTCAAAAATAATGTAGAAAAAGCTAATAGTCCTGGTACCTTATATTTAGTAGTCTTAATAAATAAGAAAACTAGTGAAAGAGAGTGTCTAAAAATAGGAATTACTAAGGGTTCTTCATACAAAAATGTTATAACTCGTAGTCACGGATTTAAAGGCTATGACTTGCGTATACAAAAAACATACCACAGCACTCTACTAGAAGTATGGGAACTTGAACAAGCCTTACATAAAAAGTGGTCGCATAAGAGAAAGATACCAAGTATCAAATTCGGTGGCTGGACCGAGTGCTTCGAAATCTGCCCAGAAATTATCGCTGACTTTCCAAAAAATAACTCTTGACTTTATCGGTCATTTAGGATAGAATATATAAATCAGATGAAGATACAAGCACCAACAGAATGTCCTTCGTGTCAATCCAAACTTGTTTGGGTTAACGATCAACTGTATTGTAAGTCTGATGATTGTGGCGACCGCATGTATAAGGCGGTGGAGCATTTTGCTTCTACATTGAAGATTAAAGGTCTAGGACCGTCGAGCATCCGCAAACTTGAAATACGAACTCCTTTGGAGATTTATTGTTTGGATGATATGGACGAACGCCTAGGCTCTTCCAAGCTAGCTGAAAAGTTGGCTGTAGAGATAGAGAACTCCAAAGCAGCCCCCCTAAATATGCTTCTACCAGCACTTGGAATTCCCTTAATTGGGCAAACCGCATCAGATAAGTTATCTAAGGTAGTAAATACTTTACAAGAAGTAACACCTGAAAAGTGCAAAGAAGCAGGACTTGGAGAAAAGGCAACTAGCAATCTAATGGGTTTCTTAAAAACCTTTGATTATAACCTACCATTTAGCTTTGTATTTGCTAAAAAATCCTCGTCCAATGGAATAGTTTGTATCACTGGCAAACTAATCAGTTATAAAAATAAAGCTGAGGCTACTTCAATTCTTGAAAGTCTCGGTTATACAGTGAAAGCTAGTGTTACTAAAGATGTGACTATACTAGTGAATGAGAGCGGAGAAGAATCCGCTAAAACCGTAAAAGCCAGAGAATCTGGCATAACAATTGTTACTAACTTAAAACAATATTTAGGAGAATAAATGTCTTTACCAAAATGGACCGACGAACGCGTTGCTCAATTAACCGATCTCGTTGGATCTGAGAGCCCAGTCTCTCAAGATACTGTAGCCGCTGCTGCAGTTGAACTAGAAACTTCACCCCGTTCTGTAGCTAGTAAGCTTCGTAAGATGGGCGTAGAAGTTCAATCGGCTGCTGCTGCAACTGTTAGCAAGTATACCGAAGACCAAGAGAATGCTCTGCGTTCTTTAGTTGTGAATAACAGCGGTGAGTTTACTTACGCTGAAATCGCAAATCAGTTTGACGAAGGCCAGTTCTCGGCTAAGTCAGTTCAGGGTAAGATCCTTTCGATGGAACTTACCAGCCACGTAAAGCCTACCCCTAAGGTAGAAACTGTGCGTACTTATACGGAAGCTGAAGAAGCCGTATTCGTGGCTATGGCCAATGCCAATAGCTCTATCGAAGATATTGCCGAAAAGCTTGGCAAGACTGTTCCTAGTGCTCGGGGTAAGGCTCTGAGCCTTCTTCGTACCGGAGAAATTAAGGCTATTCCTCATCAAGCCACTAAGGCTCCTGCGAAGGAAGATGCACTTACGGCTCTGGGAGACGTTTCGGAAATGACTGTAGAAGCCATTGCCGCAGCTCTTGAAAAGACTCCTCGTGGCGTTAAGACCATGCTTACAAAGCGTGGCATTAAGGTAGCCGACTACGACGGAGCCAGCCGTAAGGAAAAGGCAGCAGCGTAAGCTTTCTTCCTTTAGGAAATCTATTGGCGGCGGTGTAGAAATACACCGTCGCCTTTGTCTTGGGGAGAGTAAGTGAATCTAGCTAGCGCGCTAATAAAACGAATAATCGAGACTAGAGATTTTGATACTTGGAGTAATCTAAGGAAACATTATCTTCCAGCTGAGTATCATTCACTTTTTACTGTAATTGATAAACATTGCGAAAAGCAGCACAGCCTTCCTACTTTAGAAGAGCTAAAGCTGGGCATTCGCGATGCGCAAACTCGTGCCAAATTATTTGCTATAGAGGCTGTTGAAGTAGATGCCGATCCTTCCACCCTCTTAGATTATATAAAGAATGAATTTACTCAAAGAGAAATTTTAACTCAGCTAGAACTCTATATAGACAAATCTATTGCTTTTGAGACGGCTGAAGAAAGTATTGACCACTTACATCAAATTGTTACCGATGTAGAGGCTAAAGTAGATGTGCGCGATCCTGGTGAAACTATGGAGCGTATCACACTATTTGAGAGTGATGAAGAATTAGCCCGCTATATTACCTTAGGTCTAAATACTGAATACGATATTGGGTTTCAGTTTTCCCCTAATGATTTTATTCTTATTGGGGGTAAACGTGGTGCAGGTAAATCGGTTACTTGTGCTAATATGGCTGTCAATGTTAAAAATAGTGGTCGTAGTGCTATCTACTTCACTATTGAAATGGATAGCCGTAATATTCTACAACGTTGTTGTTCTATTGATACAGGAGTTCCATTTGGTCGTCTTAGGTCAAAGAACTTAGGTGTGGGAGAATGGGAGGTAGTAGCCAAATGGTGGTCTGATAGACGAGAGCATGGGGACTTCCATTATAAAGCATACCTAGAACACAGAGACTTTGATAAGTTACATAATAGTTTAATTAGAGAAAAACTAGTACCAAATCAAATTGATGTTATTTATGATCCTGGGCTTACTCTACCTAAGATTCAAAGCGAAGTAGACAAGAGAGTCTCAAAAGGAGACGATATTGGTATTATTATCGTAGATTACATCAATAAGGTGCGTAAGTCAGCTATTGTTACTAAACAGTTTGACTGGACGGAACAAATCGAAGTATCTGTTGGCCTTAAAGAAAAGATTGCTCAAGAATATGGTATTCCAGTAATAAGTCCCTATCAAATTGATGCAACAGGCGAAGCCCGCTTCGCAAAAGGCATTCTAGATGCGGCTGACGCGGCTTTCGTAATGGATACGCACGCTAAAGATGATATGTGCATCACTTTTGAGTGTGTGAAAATGCGTAACGCGGAAGAAAAAGGCTTTACTAGTGCCGTGGACTGGGCTACTCTTAAGATAGGGCCAGAATCTGCTAAAACTCCAAAGGAAAAAGAGTCTGAGGCTAAGAAAGCCAAAGAGTCTGCTAACGATGAGGATGTACCATTCTAATGTTATTAGACTATCAGAGACAATTATTAGAAGTTCTTAAGTCTAACCCAGGTAAGAAGATATATGTATGCTGGCCTCATAGATGGGGTAAGACTTGGTTTATGGAAAATTATCCACAATATAGAGATAGGATTATCTTTACATGACAGTAGATGAGCTACTATCTAAGTAAAAGATTGACTTTAGAGAACAGGGCCGGGACTTTCTAGTAAGGTGTTTCAATCCTGACCATGAAGATCGGCATCCATCTACTAGAGTGGATAAGATTACTGGTATTTTTCATTGTCTATCCTGCGGTTTTAAAGGTAATATCTTTACGTATTTTGGAGAGAAAGCTAATCTAGACCAAATACGTAGGGATCGTTTAAAAGAAAAGATATTAAATAAAATGAGTGAAACTATTGGGTTTAACATGCCCGAACATGTTAAGTATGAAGGTGACTGGAGAGGAATTTCTCAGGCTACTTACGATAAATTTGAGGCTTTCGAAAGTGTAGAACCTCAATTTATAGGACGAGTAGTATTCCCTATTAGGGATGCCTCAGGTATCATTGTTGCCTTTATAGGCAGGCATACTACTATGAACCATAATCCTAAATACTTATTCCACCCTCGTAAAGTAAAAATACCTTTATACCCTGTAGTAATACCAATTATGGGTAAGGTAATACTAGTAGAGGGTATATTCGATATGCTTAATTTGCACGATAAGGGACTAACTAATGCTATTTGCTGCTTTGGTACTCAAAGTCTGAATAGAGAAAAGCTGGAACTTCTGAAAATCCAAGGTATTGAAGGAGTAGACTTTCTATTTGATGGTGATGATGCGGGTAAAAGTGCTGCGTCTAAAGCCGCAGAATTAGCTGAGGAAATGGGATTTACTGTTAGAAATATCTCCTTGAAAGAGGGGGACGATCCAGGCTCTCTCAATGAAAATACAATTACAAAATTAAAGGAGAAACTATATGGCTAGAGTAGCCCTAATTGAAACTAAGCCTAGTCGCACAAATTTCAAAGATTATTTCGATTTTGAATTCGATAAATATTGCCTTACCTCTAATGCCGCTCTTAAGAAAGTTCTTAAGAAGGACGTAGATATTCAGTTCGATTCCTCACAGTATGATTGGATTATTCTAGTAGGCTCCGAGCCTCTAAAATACTATACCAAGATCACATCTATCACAGAATATACCGGAAAGCTAGTAGAAGATAAGTTTCTTCCAATTATCAATCCGGCAATGCTTATCTTTAAACCCGAAATCAGAAATGTATGGGAAGAATCTCATAAAGCAGTTTCTAGGTATATTTCGGGCGACTTAGAGAAGATAGAGATTAGTAGTGACTCTTACGTTGGTATTCAAGACGAAGCCGAAGCTTTAGCATTCATTCAGGATGCTATAGATTGGCCTGAACACTACATTGCTCTAGATTCGGAAACATCCTCCCTATACCCTAGAGATGGGTACGTACTTGGTATCAGCCTTTCATATAAGGATGATTTTGGAGCCTACATAAGTACTGAATGTTTTTCTGAAGAGGTTGAACGAAAGCTCCAAGAGCTTTTTAATGAGAAGAAGGTTGTATTCCATAACGCCAAGTTCGATATGGGGTTCTTTCAGTATCACTTTGGCTGGGAATTCCCAGATTTTGAAGATACGATGCTTCTTCACTATCTTATTAATGAAAACCCAGGTAACCATGGTCTAAAGCAGCTTGCTCTTAAATATACCAAGTACGGAGACTATGAAAAAGAGCAAGGTGAGTGGATTTCCACCTACTGTAAATCTCACGGAATTTTAAAGGGTGACTTCACCTTCGATCTTATTCCATTCGAGATTATCTATAGATACGCTGCTATTGATGCAGTTGTAACACGGCTTCTATATAGAAAGTTCAAGCCTCCTATTGAAAAAAATAAGAAGCTTCTATCAGTATATATAAATATTCTTCTACCTGGTTCTCGCTTTCTAACTGAAATTCAGGATAATGGAGTTCCATTTAATAAAGCTAGGCTTATAAAAGCTCGCGAACTTATGCAAGCGGATATTGATGTAGCTATTAAAGAGCTTTATAAGCATGAAGTTATTGGGCAGTTTGAAGCCTTTCAGGGTAAAGAGTTTAATCCTGGTAGCGTAATGCAGCTTCGATTGCTTCTGTTTGATTTCATTGGACTAAGACCCACAGGTAAGAAAACAGATACAGGAGCCCATAGCACTGATGCGGAAGTACTAGAACAATTAAGTGAAGTACACGAGATACCAAAACTCATTCTTAGCATTAGACAAAAGTCTAAAATTAAGAATACCTACCTAGATAAGATTATACCACAGTTAGATAGAGATTCTCGCTTACGAACTGGTTTTAATCTTCACAGCACTACTAGTGGTCGTTTATCCTCTAGTGGTAAGTTAAATATGCAGCAGCTTCCACGAGACAATCCTATTGTTAAGGGTTGTATCATGGCTCGTCCTGGGTGGAAGATTGTTTCCATGGACTTGACTACTGCTGAAATGTACGTTGCGGCTGTTCTCTCCGGAGATAAGGCTCTAATGGACATATTCAGACAAGGAGGGGACTTCCACAGTAGTATCGCTAAGAAAGTGTTTAATCTACCGTGTTCTGTAGAAGAAGTGCGCGATCTATTTAAAGATAAGCGACAAGCAGCTAAGTCTATTACATTCGGTATTCTTTATCAAGCTGGTGCAGCTAATATTAGTGAGCAAATCACTAAGGGTACTGGAGTATTCTTTAGTAAATCAGAGGCTCAGCAAGTTATTGATGAGTACTTTGAAGCATTCCCCAAGCTTAAGAAATGGATTGATGCTAACAAAGAATATATTAGTGAGAACGGGTTTACATATAGTTTCTTTGGACGTAAGCGTCGTCTAGCTAATGTAGGGTCGGAAGATAGAGCTACTGTCTCCCACACTATTCGTTCCGGACTTAACTTTCTAGTTCAATCACCTAGCTCAGATATTAACTTGCTTGGTGCTATTGATGCTCATAAAATTATTAAGTCACGCAAGATGAGAGCGCAAATCTTCGCTCTAGTACACGACTCCATTCTAGCAGAAGTGCCAGATGAAGAAGTAGAAGACTATATGGGGATTATTGGCTCTTGCGTACAAGCAGATAGAGGTTTATCTATTCCAGGGTGTCCTATTGGATGCGATTATGAATCTGGAGATGATTATTCTTTTGGCAAATTTGAGGAGAAGTACGGTGGAACGTTGGGAACAATTTGATGGTGAAATACCGCTTAACACTGTAAGAGCATGGTCTGCGGAGATATTAGAGAGTACTCCGTGGACTTTCTCAGGTTGGACAGGTAATCCTAAAGAGCCTTATAGGCACTGGTCTTATTGTGCAGAATTAGAGGGGCTATATAAGCAGATATGGCTTAGTATGAGGCCCTCATTTCCTCACCTTAAACCAGACAGGATTCTAGTAAATCTGTTTAATCATGGGGATAGCTCCTGGACTCATAAAGACAGCGAAAATCCCTCCGATAGAACTGTACTTATATTCCTAAATGATTATTGGAATATAGATTGGGGAGGAGAATTAGGGTTATTTGAAAATGATGAACTAGTTAAAGCTTTTACACCAAAACCCGGTAGGTACGTTCTATTTAACTCCAGTATGGTACATGGGGCTAGGCCAGTTTCTAGAGAGGCCCCCTACCCAAGGCTAGCTATAGCTTATCAGTGCTCCGATGATAGTAAACTATAGACATATACCAAATATTTCATGGCCTATATACAGGTTAGATTCTGATGACATAACAATTACGGATGGTCTAGTATTTGTAGGCCATGAATTATTAGATGATAGGAATATGCCAGGTAAAAGTTTAGGTCTTAGAAGATTACAAACTTCACATAAGAATCTATACGAGCTACGCAAAGGAACATATTCTATTCCTGACCTACTTAAACACAAATTTTGGGTAGATTCTTCAGGTAAGATACTAGAATATGAGAAAACTAAAGTAGTTGCTTTAAAATACCACCTAATAAAAAGAGTGGAGAAAAAAGATACATGTAGTATCATATGGGTTTCTAATGTACCTTTTCCATTTGAGGTAAGGAACCCACCATCAGATTTCGCCAAGTTTTGCAGGATACTATATCTTGACAAGAAAAATCCTTGGATAATCTATGACTTTACCGTAGAAAAAGGTAAAGATACAGTAAGGAAAATATGAAGAAAGCGTCCCCACAAAAAGATCATTTCAACTTAGATATTATTGAACCACTAACGGATAATCAGAGAAAAGTGTGGAATTCTAATAAAAATCTAGTTCTATATGGATCGGCCGGAACAGGAAAAACATTTATTTCATGCTACTTAGCTCTAGATGATTTATTTAAAAAAGAATATGATAAGATTGTAATTGTTAGAAGTGCTGTTTCCACGAGAGATATTGGATTTCTTCCTGGCAATGAGAAGGAAAAGCTTGAAGTATATGAAGCTGCTTATGTTGGAACGTTCTCAGAGCTTTTAGGTCGGGGAGACGCTTATAGTATTTTGAAAGTTAAAGGTCACGTAGAGTTTAAACCCACTTCATTTATTCGGGGAATAACTATCTGCAATTCTGTAGTAATTGTTGACGAGATACAAAATATGGATTTCGGAGAGTTAGATTCTATCTTGACACGTATTGGTCCTGAGTGTAGAATTATATTTTGTGGTGACTTTAAGCAATCAGATTTAAAAGGTAATGGAATGCAAAAATTTCTCAATATCTTGTCTAATATGTCTACTGATTTTGAGCTTATTCAATTTACAACTGATGATATTGTACGTTCTGGATTAGTAAAACGTTATCTCATAGCCAAGGAATCTCTAGAAAATGGGGGCTAAATGGACTTATGAAGAACTTGAATTTCTTAGAGAAAATTACTCAGAATATGGCCCACAATATTGCGTAGAAGTTTTAGGTAGAACCAAGGAGGCTGTGAAGCAAAAAGCTAAAAGCCTTAAAGTGCGCGCCCCTAGTAGAAGAAAAACTCATGAAAAATATATTAGTGAGTTACCAAAAGGTATCGAAGTCCTAGAAAAATATGCTACTGCCATAATAAAGATTTTGCATAAACATACACTATGTGGAAGTACGTGGATGGCTAGACCTAATGATATACTAAATGGGTATGGGTGTCCTATATGCGGTGGAAGTATGTTGAAAACTACTGAACAATACATAGCCCAGCTACCCAAAGATATTGAATTAATTGAGAAATCATATAAGGGTGCTCATACTCCCATTTTACACAAGCATAAAAATTGTGGTAATGAATGGCTAGTCACTCCGGATAATATTTTACATAGAGATAGTAGTGCTAACTGCCCCAGCTGTGCCGTCTCAGGTTTTAATATAAATAAACCTGCTACATTATACTATATTTGTATAAATAGTAAATACTATAAAATAGGAATCACTAATAAAACTATAAACGATAGGTTTAGTAAAGAGAAAGACGTAACTATAAAAATAATTTGGGAAAAATTATTTGATAAAGGCTATGAAGCTTTTGAGGCAGAAAAAACTATAAAAAAAGAATTCAAGAATGTACTAGGATTACATTCTGTGTTAAAACATAGTGGCAATACAGAAATAGCTGATCATGATTTTTTACAATTGGATACGGTCAATGAGTAAAGCAGTATTAAGTAACAGGATTTACTTAGAGGTCGATGAGCTTACTAGGGAGCGTATAGATAAGGAACTAACTTACTCTATACCCTCCTTTAGTGAAGACCAACCCCCACTAATTATAAAAAATATGGGTACTATAAGGCCGGGATTAATCTCTATTCCAATTGGCCGCTTAGACCTTATACCAGCACATTACGATATAGTAGAAAAACGCGTTCTCTCGCCCACCAACTTTCCAGAGTTTCGCTTCCCTTTACGTGCGAGTCAGCAAGAGATATATGATGACTTTGATGATAATGGAATTATTAACGCTAGTGTAAGTTGGGGGAAAACATTTGGTGGCTTGGCCATTGCGGGTAAGTTAGGTCAAAAAACCCTAGTAGTAACACATACTATTCCACTTAGAAACCAGTGGGTTAAAGAGACCGAAAAAGTTTATGGGTTTACTCCAGGTATTATTGGTTCTGGTAAGTTTGATATAAGTCAGCCCATTACGGTAGGTAACACTCAAACCCTATATAACAATATTGATAAAATTAGTCGTGAGTTTGGCACTCTTATAATGGATGAATTTCACCATGTTAGCAGCCCCACTTTTTCTCGTATTATTGATAAGAGTTTTGCTAGATATAAGCTAGGACTCAGTGGTACTATTATACGTAAAGATGGAAAGCATGTAGTATTTAGGGATTATTTTGGGCAGAAGGTATATCAGCCCCCAAAAGAAAACTACATGGTACCCGAAGTTCACCTTATATATACTAAGATAAGGTTCCCTGATGGTGCTAGAGTCCCCTGGGCTCTGAAAGTAAACGAGTTAGTAAATAATGAGGATTATAGACATCTAGTAGCTATTCTATCTGCTAAATATGCCGCCGACGGGCATAATGTCCTTCTAGTGTCTGATAGAGTACACTTTCTAAATACTGTAACGTCTCTAATAGGGGATAATGCAGTAGCAGTAACGGGAGCTGTAAAGAATGAAGATAGAGACGCACTTATACAATCAATAGGTAAAACTCACAATGTTCTAGCAGGTACACAAGCTATTTTCTCTGAAGGTATGTCGCATTCGCCTCTTAGTTGTTTAATTTTAGGGACTCCTGTAAATAATGAACCCCTACTAACGCAGCTTATAGGGCGAGTAGTACGTCTATTAGAGGGGAAGAAGAACCCCGTAGTAGTAGATATTCAATTAGTAGGTCAAACCGCAAATCGCCAAGCTAACGCACGCTTAGGCCATTACATAAAGCAAGGATATAGGATTAAAAAAATATGGGTCTAGTAGAAGAACTTAATGAACGTGCCAAAGATGAATTTACAATTATTAATGGTATCGACACATTAGTGGATACATGTTATGATGCAGCATATGAAGCTGGTTGGTGGCATGATCTAAATACGGGTGAAAAGCTTCAACGGAATAAAGGTGAAATGCTTATGCTAATGGTTAGTGAAATTGCTGAAGCTATGGAAGCTGTTAGAAAGAATTTAATGGATGACAAACTACCAGATAGACCAGGCGTTGAAGTGGAGCTTGCTGATTGTGTTATCAGGATTGCTGATTATTGTGGTGGATTTGATCTCGACCTAGCTGGTGCTATTGTAGAGAAGCTAGAGTATAATAGAAATAGGGCAGACCATAAAACTGAAAATAGAGCTAAAGTAGGAGGAAAGTCATTTTGAGTAGCGCACGTTTAATAGGTATTACTCAGCCAACTGAGGCAACTGACTGCAAAACAGTTAACGAATTAGTAGCCTATGTAGCCAGAGTAAGTAACCCTAATAATCAGAATAATACTAAGACGGCTGCTAAACTCCTAAAAAGTCTCATGAGGGATTCACACTGGAGTCCTTTAGAGATGGTAAACCTGCTGGTAGAAATTAGAACAACTAGGGATATTGCTAGACAGATACTTAGGCATAAGAGTGCTACAGGTTTCCAAGAGTTTAGTCAAAGGTATGCTGTAGTAGACGCTGCTTTTGTATTCCGTGAAGCTAGGCTTCAAGATACTAAGAATAGACAGAACAGTGTAGAAACTTCTGATCCAGCCATTATAGAAGGTTGGACAATGGTACAGGCCTCCGTTGCCAATGTAGCTAAGAACGCATATACGTGGGCTCTTGGGCATGGTATAGCTAAGGAACAGGCACGTGTGGTTATGCCCGAGGGTATGACTGAGAGTGTTCTTTACATGAATGCAAGCTTACGTACATGGGTACATTATTGCATGCTTCGTATGAATAACGGTACTCAGAAAGAGCATATGGATATTGCTAAAGATTGTTGGGCTATAGTTAAAGCTAATTTCCCTGATATCTCTGAGGCGGCAGAGGAGTTAGAGGCTCAGAAAGTGGAGGAAAAAAATATCCTTTCTATGTTAAAATCAAAATATCCAGAAATTTATCAAGACCTTTTAAAAAATGGTTCTTGACTTTTTCGAAAAAGTTTGATAGAATGACTATTCGGTTCGATTGGAAAAAAATATGCCGAGCGGCAGATAATAAAGTTGGTAATATTTACGATATATTAACTGTCATAACTAATAAAACTAAGCCAAAGAGTATGCGCGATAGATTATACAGATATTCAGGTATGGATTTCTCTGGTCATTCCTACATGTTATACCCAGAAAAACTACTAGCCTTTTCTCATTGCTATACTACTAAAGAAATGGCAGAATATCTAGCGTTAGCTAGCTATAGAAACTACTCAGAGTACATAATGTCGGGTGATTGTACGCTGAAACTAACCTCAAGCCCCGTCTCACAAACAAAAATTAACAGCAATAGACTACTACAAATAAAAGATGGTAAGATACGTTTTCTATTTGAAGAAGTTACTTAGGAGATATAATAATGGCTATTAAATTCGCAGATGCAAAAGGTTCCGCTGGTAAGGGTAAGGTTGACTCTTACGTTTATAAGGATGGGGACAATAAGGTACGACTAGTTGGAGATATTCTAGCTAGATATGTTTATTGGGTTAAGGGCGACAATAATAAGGATATTCCTTTTGAGTGTCTGTCATTCGATCGTGGACTAGAAAAGTTCACTAATATCGAGACTGATTGGGTTAAGAAGTTCTACCCACAACTTAAGTGTTCTTGGGCCTATTCGATGCAATGTATCGATCCTACCGACGGTAAGCTTAAAATCATCAATCTGAAGAAGAAGCTTCTTGAGCAGATTATGATCGCTGCAGAAGACCTTGGAGATCCTACCGATCCAGTTGCTGGCTGGGATATCATGTTCCGTAAGCAAAAGACTGGCCCTCTTCCTATCAACGTAGAGTACACTCTGCAAAGCTTAAAGTGTAAGACTCGCGAACTTTCTGACGAAGAAAAGGCTCTGCTAGTAGAACTTAAATCGATGGATGAAATTCTTCCTCGTCCTACCGCAGATGCTCAAAAAGAGTTACTTGATAAGATTAAGTCTGGATCGCTTAGCGGTGAGTCTGTAGACGAAGAAATTGAGAGCGAATTCTCAGTAAGTTAATAAAGTTACGGGGGCTCAATGCCCCCGTAATACTTTGAAAGGGGTATATGCAATTATATCTAATAACAAGAGAGGACAATGAGAAATATATCGGAATTACCAGCAGAGGTCTAACTAGAAGGGCCTGGGAGCATAAAAATGGTTACGGTAGCTCTCACCTTAAAGGAGCAGAATTTACTATAAAAGAATTACTGGTAGGCCCAGAAAGATTGATTTCTATTTTAGAAGATTACTTTATAATTGCGTATAATTGCTCTTTGAATAAAATTGTAGGAGGTAAACGGGGTCACGGGCTACAAGGATCTCAAAATGGCACCTCTAAACTAATAGAGAGCGATATACCAAAAATTATAGATCTTTATACAAAAGGTAAAACTCAACAAGAAATTGCTGATACCTATAGCGTAAGTAGAGGTTCTATAAGTGAAGTAACTAATGGTAATGGTTGGAAACATGTAGTTAGAGACATTCCCACATCTAAAAGAAATATAGTAGGAACTGATTCTAGAGATAAAATAAAACTCTTATGGGAGCAGGGGTTAACTAATGCAGAAATTGGTAAATCTTTAAATATTAAATATGCTACAGTATATTCATACACAAAAGATCTACCTTTAGCTAATAAAAAACAGAAAAACACTGAAAAAATTGATAATGAAACTATAAATAAAATACTAGTACTTAATAAAGAAGGAATTAATAGTTCTAAAATAGCTAAGCAATTAGGTATAGGTAGAACCACAGTCAACCGTTACATAGCAGGTGAAAGAAAATGACCATCTTATGTCTCGCGGACATTCACCTGAAGCTCGGCCAAAAGAACGTACCCAAAGATTGGGCTCTTAAAAGATATGAAATGTTTTTTGAGCAAGTTTCAGAAGTTGAAAAAACTGTATCAAAAATTATAATACCAGGGGATATATTTGATAGAGTACCTACGTTAGAAGAACTTACCTTATACTTTAAGTTTATCTCGCAAAGAAAGGTTAAAACTATAATTAGTACAGGTAACCATGAATCTACTAAAAAAGGTAAGAGCTTTTTTACGGAACTTAAAGAAGTTTCAGAAAGATTAAATCCTTTAGTAGAAATTGTAGTTGATTATATATATGATGATGGAGAAATATATGTAGTGCCTTACGAGTTTATAAAGGAAAAAGAAACTTGGGGCAATTTAGAATCAAGACCTATATTTACCCACGTGCGGGGGGAGATTCCACCACACGTAAAGCCTGAAATAGACTTAGCTATATTTGATAAATTCCCTGTAGTATTTGCAGGGGACTTACACTCTCATTCTAATACCCAACGAAACATAGTATACCCGGGCAGCCCTATGACTACCTCTTTCCATAGAAATGAAGTTGATACAGGTTATCTGCTTATTGATGGATTGGATTGGACTTGGCATAAGTTTAACCTACCTCAGTTAATTCGTAAGACAGTAGACGATCCCTCTGAGATGATTTCTACTGAGTTTCACCACACGGTATACGAATTAGAGGGAGACGCGATGTCTCTCTCTCAGGTAAAGAATAGCGATCTACTGGATAAAAAACTAGTTCGTAAAGCGTCAGAAGCTACACTAGTGCTTAGCCCAAAAATGTCTATGATAGAAGAACTAGTAGAATATCTACGCTATGTTCTAGAACTCCCAGATAATACTGTGGAAGAAATTTTGAAGGTGTATAATGATTACTCTTAAAGAGTTAAGATGGGATGATTGCTTTAGTTATGGCAAAAATAATTTTGTACGCTTAGATGAACACGTAATTACTCAAATTGTTGGTTTTAATGGTTCAGGTAAGTCCTCTATACCTCTAATACTAGAAGAGATTTTATTCAATAAAAACTCTAAAGGCACTAAAAAGGCCGATATCCCCAATAGAAGAACTACCAAAGATAGTTACAACATGGAACTAGACTTTGATGTAGACGATAAAGAATACACTCTAATTGTAAATAGAAAGTCTACTATTAAAGTAAAACTTATAGAAGACGGAGTAGATATCTCGAGTCATACATCTACTAATACTTTTAAAACAGTATCGGATCTATTTAGTATGGACTTTAAGACAGCATCCCAACTATTATACCAAAGTACTAATACTAGTTTGCAGTTTCTAACAGCTACAGATACTAATAGAAAGAAGTTTCTTATTGACCTTCTTCACTTAGAAGACTATGTTGAGAAATTTGAAGTATTTAAAAGTGCTGTTAAAGATAGATCTCTATCTGTTTCAGTAAATGAATCTCGTGTAATGACCCTTGAAAAATGGTTATCTGAAAATAAATTAGAGGCTACCGATATACTGGAACCTTTAAAAATAGATATTTCTACGGAAGAAGACGATATGAAATATGCTAGTCTTACATCCGAAATTAAGAATATCAACGAGAAAAATAAAATGATAAGCATCAATAACGATAAGAAATTGTTATTGAATAGTATTAACATTACCGAGATTAATAGTATACCGGAGTCTGAGCTGCTATCTTATGATGTAGAGCAGCGTCAAATTGGAGCTGCTCAAAGTGAGTATAAGGCTTTAGAAAAGTCTATTAATAACTTAGCCAAACTTGGTAACACTTGCCCTACATGTGAGCAAGATATTATACCAGAGTTTAAAGAATCGCTAATTGCTTCAGACAGAGAAAAACTGGAAAAACTAGCCGAAGATATTAAAGAACTAGACCTAAAGATATCTACTATTCAAGATAACAATAGATGGTATAATAAGAAAATACAAGGTAAGAAAGAGTGGGAAGAAACTTACAGATCTATTGATAAGCATCTCCCGGGGACTGTACTGGAGAAAGAGGAGTTGGACACTGAGCTGAAATTAATTGCAGCTCGAATCTCCAGCACTAAAACTAAGTTAGCTGAGCTTACACAAGAAAATTTAAGACGTAGTGCTCATAATGCTAGAGTAGGAGTCATAAATGAGCAGACAGATAAATTTGCTGCCCAACTAAAAGAAGCCGCCGCAATACTAGACGAGGATTTAGCTTTACTATCTAAGTTAGAAATTCTAAAGAAATCATTTAGTACAAATGGTCTTATTGCTTATAAGATAGAAAATATGGTTAAGACCTTAGAAGAAGAAGCCAATACCTATCTAGCAGAACTTTCTGACGGTAGATTTACAATTGAATTTGTTGTGACTAACGATAAACTCAACGTTGAATTAACGGACTTCTCTATTCCTGTAGATATCATGTCTTTATCAACAGGAGAACTTGGCCGAGTAAATACTGCCACGCTACTAGCTATTCGTAAACTTATGAGTAGTATGTCTAAGAATAATTTGAATGTATTATTTCTAGACGAAGTTGTGAGTGTGTTAGATGAACAAGGCAAGGAAAGATTAGTAGAAGTTCTACTAAAAGAAAATTTGAACACATTTATTGTTTCGCATAACTGGAGCCACCCACTACTAGAAAAGCTGGAGGTTATGAAGAATAATGACGGTGTTAGTTATATAGAAAGGTAATATGGTAGATTCAAGAGCTAAGGGTGCAAGAGGGGAATATACAGTAAGAGATATTCTTAGGGCTTCTACAGGGCATCAATTTGAAAGGGTGCCCCTGTCAGGAGCCTTGGAGTACTTGAAAGGGGACTTATATGTTCCAAATAGGCAAAATAGATTTTGTATAGAAGTAAAGAACTACGCGGACTCTCCTTTAACAGATAAGCTGTTTACACAAGAGAAAACTAATAACCTTGTTAAGTGGTGGTTAAAGATAAAGAATCAAGCGCATAACTCAAAGCAAGAACCGCTACTATTTTTTAAGTACGATAGATCAAAAGTTTTTGTATGTTCTGAAATTAAGCCTGCTAATCTAAAGAAATATCTTTACATTTCCTGGTTACATTGCTATACTATGTTAGCAGAAGACTGGTTAAAGGAAGAAGATGTGGAGTTTATATTATAATGGGAGGGCGTCCGTGGTCGGAAAAAGAAATAGCTACATTAAAAGAAGTCTATCCTATATTTGGCAGATCTGAAACAACATATGAATGCTTTCCAGGTAGAACTAGCAAAGCTATATTTGTTAAAGCAACTAGATTGAGTCTGAAAGTAGCGGATAATCCACTTAAACGTAGAACTGATAAGGAATACGTTGGGCTTTTAAAAGATAGTAATTTTATAGCCTTAGAAGAGTATAAAGGGAGCCACACAAAACTAATGCATAGATGTAAACTATGTAACTATGAGTGGTTAACCAGACCTCAACACGCCCTAAGAGAGGGGGCTAATTGTCCTAGATGCACTATTAATAAATTAAATACTAATGAATATGTGGACGATGTATTGTCGAAAGCTGATATGGTTAGGTTATCCGAATATTTTGGAAACAATAAACACATAAAAGTAAGACATAAATGTGGCTACGAGTGGGATGTTTCGTTTTCCAACATACAGCAGGGACAGGGGTGCCCTGCCTGTAGTGGTAATTTTAAGGGTAGTGACGGGGAAGCTATACTATACGTACTGGAAATTATAACATGGTCCGATGGTATATTTTTGAAGGTTGGAATAACTTCTAGAAAAAATATCAAGTCCAGACTGAGAGAAATAACTTCTAATATGGGCAGTCAATTGATTAAAATCAAAGTAATTAAAATAGTAAGAGGTAAATCTCCTTATATATTAAATTTAGAAAAAATTATACTATCAGATAATACAATCTCTAAATTTACGTCTAAGTTAACTTTTGGCGGTAAAACAGAACTTAAACATATAGATTATTTGGATAAAATATTAGAGATTATAGAAGGGAGTCAATATGTCGAAGAAATTTTCTGATAGTATAACTGAACGTGATCCTACCAAAGTAATGATTGTGGACGCGTTAAATATGGCTTTTTCATTTAGGGGTCAAACCCATTACAGAGACAAATATGTACATATGGTTCAAAGTTTGGCTAAATCATACTCCGCGGGAAGAATTATAATAGTGGCTGACTGGGGTGGGAGTACCTTTCGCAAAGAAATTTTACCAGAATATAAAGCTAATCGTAAAGAGAAGTACGAAATACAAACTATTGCAGAAAAAGAAGCCTTTGAGAAATTTTTCGAAGAATACGAAGATACTTTAGCCTTTCTATCTACTAAGTATGAAGTATATAAATATAAAGGTGTTGAAGCCGATGATCTTGCAGCTTTTATAGTACGAAATAAATCTAAATTTAACATTAGTAGTATTTGGCTTATAAGCTCGGATAGAGACTGGGATTTACTTATTTCAGATACAGTCAGTAGATTCTCTTATGTGACCCGTAAGGAAATTACTATAGAGACATGGCCTTATGAAGTGCCGCCAGAACTTTATGTATCTTATAAATGTTTAATAGGGGATACTTCAGATAATATTCCTGGTATTGCGGGTATTGGCCCGAAGAAAGCGGCCTCTCTTATAGAGCAATACGGAGATGCTTTTGACATTTATAGTGCTTGTCCTATTGATAGTAAATATAAATATATACAAACCTTAAACGAAAATAAAGAAATCATAATTCGTAACTACGAACTTATGGATATTATTTTGTATTGTACTGAGGCTATTGGTGAGACCAATGTCCGAGACCTAGAGTGGAGACTCAATGAGCAACGTAGCATCTAATATCTTATCCGATATTACTATCTTTAATAAATATGCAAAGTATATTCCTGAACTAGCCCGTAGAGAAACATGGGCTGAAATTTGTGAACGGAATATGGTAATGCATATTAAGAAGTATCCCCAACTAGAGGCTAGCATTAGGTATGTATATGACGCATACGTAATTCCAAAGAAGGTTTTACCCTCAATGCGTTCTCTACAATTTGGAGGCCCACCAATTGAGCTTGCTAATAATCGTATTTTTAACTGTGCTTATATGGCGGCTCGCGATCCTGCTGTTTTTAGTGAAGCAATGTTCCTATTATTGGGCGGAACCGGACTTGGTTATAGTGTTCAGAGACATCATGTTTCTCAACTTCCGGAAGTACTTGGGGTTAAGACTAGGACGCGCAGATTTCTAGTAGGGGATAGTATTGAGGGCTGGGCTGATGCCATTAAGGTTCTCTTTAAAGCTTACTTCCAAAATAAAAGCGACCCTATTTTCGACTACAGTGATATTCGTAGGAAGGGTGCACGACTAATCACTAGTGGAGGTAAGGCTCCTGGACCAGAACCTCTAAGACTTTGTATCGAACATATTCGTAGCGTACTTAATAATGCGGTAGGCCGCAAACTAGCACCAATCGAAGTGCACGATATAATGTGTTATATTGCGGATGCGGTACTAAGTGGTGGTATTCGTAGGGCTGCGCTAATTGCTCTGTTTGACTTCGATGATATGGATATGTTATCCGCTAAAAGCGGAGATTGGTGGACACTTAATCCTCAACGTGGGCGTGCTAATAACTCAGTAGTTCTTCTACGAAATACTACGACTATCGATCAGTTCCTGGCAGTATGGAAGAAGATTCAGCTTTCAGGTGCTGGAGAGCCTGGCATTTTCTGGACTAATGATCGTGATATGGGAACTAATCCATGCGCTGAGATTAGCCTGCATGATATGCAAATGTGTAATCTAACTGAAATTAACTCCAGCGATATCGAAGACCAAATTGATCTAAATAATCGTTCTAAAGCTGCCGCTTTCCTTGGTACACTACAAGCTGGGTACACTGATTTCCATTATCTTCGTCAAGGTTGGAAGGATATTACGGAAGCCGAGGCTCTTATTGGTGTTGGACAAACAGGTATTGGATCGGGCTCAGTTCTTTCTCTAGATTTAGAAGAAGCTGCTGAATTGGTACTAGAAGAGAATGCTTTTGTTGCTAGCCTTATAGGTATTAACCCTGCCGCACGTACTACTACGGTTAAACCTAGTGGGACGAGCTCCTTAGTAGTAGGCAGCTCTAGCGGTATTCACGCTTGGCATGCCCCATACTATATTAGGCGTATGCGTGTAGGTAAGAACGAAGCTATGTACGAGTATATGGCACTTAACTTCCCAGAGTTAATAGAGGATTGCGGATTTAAGCCCCATCTAGACGCTGTTATGAGTTTCCCCCAGAGGCCACCAACTGGAGCTGTTCTTCGTGACGAGAGTCCGCTAGATACGCTTGAACGTGTGGCTAAATTTAACCTAGATTGGGTTCGTCCTGGCCACAGAAGTGGTAAGAATTTCCATAATGTAAGCTGTACTATATCAGTTCGTGAAGATGAGTGGGTTAAGATTGGTGGTTGGATGTGGGATAATAGAGATATCTATACAGCTATTTCTGTACTGCCATACGATGGTGGTAGCTATACCCAGGCTCCTTTTGAAGATTGTACAGAGGAGGAATTTAACCGTCTTAGTAAGTATCTACATGCAATTGATCTTACTAAGATTATTGAAATTGAAGACCATACAAACTTAAATGATCAAGTAGCTTGTGGAGCGGATGGCTGTGTTGTATAAGGTATATGGTAAAGATAACTGCCCCTACTGTGTTAAAGCAGTATATTTATTAAAGCAGTATGGACGCCCTTTTGAGTATCTTAAGCTGGGAACTGATTTAACTCACGAATATTTTCGTGAGTTATTTCCAAATGCTAGGACAGTTCCTCAGATAACTCTGGGGGACTTGTACATCGGAGCGTACACGGACGTCGAAATTCATTGTAGAGATGCCTGGTGAGAAAGAAAAGGCCCGCAGATTAATCTGCGGGCCTTAAGTTTACCAAAATTTCCAAAAAGGTTTATCTGGTACAAGTTTTTTAATTATTTCTTCGTTGCGTGTGTCACAGGAATCTACTAGTTTCACTAGGTCTCCTGTTCTCCCATTAGCTTGATCAAGATTACCTGTCTGGGTGGTTAACTTAGTACCTAGGTCTCCAACAGTGGATCCCTTGGCTAAGGGAGTTACCCCTGGGACAGGTTGTCGATATGTTTCAGGAATATATGCCCCACATTTAACCGCAGCTAGCACTAGGGGTTGATTCGTAGTTGCACAACCCGGCATTAACAGCAGCAATGTAACCGTCAGTAAGAGTGGCGCTAGCGCCAGGTGCTTTTTGTATTTGTTGAGCATTTGTTGTTCCAATCGCTGATAGGCGGCTATCTCTAGTAGATGCAGCCGCATTAATTTTATTCCAGTCAATTCCTAGATTGGCTTGTGCATCACTAGTAGCCGCTTCCCCTTTAGCTTTAATAGCTTCGGCTATAGCAGTATCAGTTTTACGTTGTTGAATACCAAAAGGGTCTCCAAGGAAACTAACTATACTCGTGCTTCCAACTACTAGAACTAATCCAATAAGTACTGAAACTACTACATTGATCCAGTTCACGCTTCATTCGTCGAGAGAGCGCCCGAAGCCTCCAAGTGATATGGCTTAGCAGTAACTGGTCTATTAGTATAGACTGGACTACGCACAGCTATGCAACGATTTTTAGCTATCCTAGTGATAGACACCTTATCAGATTGATTACCTCCTAATACATGGTATGCGGTATCAT